TCCTGCTCAGAATGAGGGTCATCAATAATTAAAACATCAGCGCCCTTTCCCGTTACAGCACCACCAACACCAATAGCAAAATAATCGCCACCCTTGTTGGTATTCCACCTCCCAGCAGCCTTAGAATCACTGGAAAGCTTAGTGGGGAATATCGCCTGATAATCCGGCGTGGAAACTATATTCCTAACCTTCCTGCCAAAACCAACAGCCAACTCTGCGGTATGCGCAGTTTGAATAATCTTCCTTTCAGGAAACTTACCCAAATACCAAGCAGGAAATAAAAAGGAGGCAAACTCGCTCTTTGTATGCCGAGGTGGCATATTGATAATCAACCGTTTTAACCTTCCTTCTGCAACCCTCTCGAAAGCATCTGCCATAATTGCATGGTGCCTCCCAGATATAAAAGAAGACCACATCTCCCCAACAAATGGCATAAAGCCATCCTTGCATCTTTCAATCTTATCCGCCTTTAATAACTGAGCAATCTTAGTTATATTCGGGTGATTGGGTGGCAACGAATCTAACATTGCCCGGTATTCTTTTATTTCTTTCTTGGTGAGAATCATAGTTTAACAATTGAATGCACACTCGAATCCACCTTTAAGCTTCTCACTTTATATGGATTTAATTTGAGCAAACCTCTAACTCTCAATTCATGCACCAACCTATGGATATTAGATTTACTCTTTAATCCTAAACCCTGCGCTATATTCATATACGAAGGAGCGTAACCCTTAACCTTTGTATACGCGGTGATGAATTCCAAAACCTTTATTTGCGCCTCAGTGGGTGCTTCTCGCTTCTTGCGCACAACTCAACTCCGTTTTTTGAAAAATATATATACCCCCGGGGGGCTTGAAATGGAAATGAAAGGGGGGGTGTTCTGTGGGACATATTTGAGAGAGTGGATTAGAGCGTAAACGCGGGAGGGGTGTCGCCTCACCACAAGTGGGGGTCGGGGACGGGTGGGGCACGGCTAATGTGTGTGCTCACATCCGCCACATACCGCACCAAATCACAGTTCTGCTGGGTCTTCGTTTAAACGTTCAGTGTTTAAACTCTTCATGTCTACGTCAATGACACTGGCCTTGGCTTGGTCTAACAACCTGAGGTGTCCTGCAAGTTCCTTCTTCAATTGTTCTGCGGTGATCACTGCCTTGTCTTGCACCTCTGTAGGTGTGAACAGTCCTGCGGCCTTTCCCATTAGTTCCAGTGCTTTTAACTTCGTACCTTCTTGCTTAGCTCCTTTGCTTAGTGCCAACAGTCCTTTCAGCACATACCTCTTTGATGCCGCTAGATCCTCACTGAGGTGCTCGACTGTCTCTTCCCAAGCTTCCTCGAGGATCTTTTTCACCCTTGGATCTTTCATCAGCTTGTTTGCTGATGCACTGATACTTGCATCTGATCCTGTGCCGTTGCCATAGGCATTTCTGTACGCTGACCTTAGGCTGTCCCCCTGTATGACCCTCTGACAGAATAGAACTTGACGTGGGCTTAGTGGTTTAGGTCTTCTTATGTCTGACCCTACTACTTCGTTGTCTTTTCTTCTTCTTGGACTATCTGCGGCATGGGCTAACTGTTCCGCTTCGCTAAGCTCGGGGCTTTCATTTTCCTCGATCCAGTCATCATCCTCGATCGCCTGATCCAACTCCGCCCTGTACTCACCACTGCTCGCCTTGCTCATGATTGTTTACTCCATGTTTGTAAGTGCACACCAACTTATGCATCACCAACCCCCGTGAACGCACTGTTCGCATTATACACACCTTATTCACACCCTGTGGACAAGTCTAAAGTTATCCACAGCTTGTTATCCACAGGCTATACATATCCACACCAGCCCAAAAGTTATCCCCACAAAAAACCCCCAAAACACCCCAAGTTATCCACAAACTAAGGGTAAACCCTATGGCCTCTAGAATCGATTTAAACACCCCGCCACGCCTCCAAAATTATTTTAAGCACCCTTACCCTACCCCACCCCAAAAAAAACGCTCACAGGCCGTTTTAAGCGTTTTGTAATACTTTTGGAAAAGTACTACTTTTTGAGATCTGGCACACATTGTGCTACGCGCACGCGCCTGAAGTCTCTATTAGAGAATGCCTGTTTTCTAGGGAAAAATCTTTTTTAAATTATTTTCAAAATAGTTGTGCACCTTGTCAACCAATGCTATTACAATAGCGTTGTGTTAGCGTAGACGATATCGTTTACACGCAAGGATTACCGCTTTGACCTGCTGACCCGTGATGGGCAAAGAACAGCAGATAGTGCAGATCCTCAACCCTATAGGTGATCGCACCACGTAGGCCTGAAAGAGTTCAGTCTGATGCCCTTGGGCATTGGAGTGCACTTTCGCACTGTTACTAGGAACACATCATGAAACGTGAATACATCAAAGCTTTCAACGAACTGAAAAAAATGGGCGTCCCAGTCTATGTTCGGGACGACATGAACGGCAGATTCCAAATCAGCGCAGAGGAACCCGAGCCCTACAAATGGGCTGACTTCCATGATGGCTACATGCGCTCTGACTGGAAATTCGGTGTTCACCCTGCACTCGATGCCGCCCTGCGCAAGTTCGGTCTACATGCAGAGTGGATCAATGCGGGTGAGTTGGGAGTATATGAAGCTTGACATTTCAGCCACTTGCCCTGTGGATCAGGGCTTGTGAGTGCAATGTCGCACTGATTGGAGGAAATATGTATACAGCACAAATTGATCGCCACGGCAACATCATTGTTTGCAAGGGTGATGTGGAACGAAATGGCTACCGCATTTTCTTTGTCGGTTCTTACAACGAATGTTTAAACAGAAAGGTTTCAGCATGAAAATTTATAAGTTCTACATTCTCAAAACCCTGATCTGCCTGACGGGGTTTTTGGTGAGCGCACTGGTGTTGCACAGGGATTCACTCCTGCTGTTTTGGGTGAGCATCATGTCACTGGTTGCATCTCTCATTTTCTACTTTGGCAACGAATGAAATTACAGCGTGATGCCCCTCAGCACGGGGGCATTGCAGTGGAATTTCCCACTACTTCAGAGGACAAACAATGACCTTACCTATCAAACACCTTACCCGTGAAGACTGGCTCACTGCCGCTGTCGATGAACTGCGGCCTTTCTTTTCTGCCAACGGGGTTTCCATCACCCCCAAGATCAGGGTTTCATGTGCCCTGCCGTCCAACGCAAAGCGTACCAATTTCAAGTCGGTTGGTGAGTGCTTCCCCAATACCAACTCAGCGGACGCCCACTTTGAGATTTTCATCTCTCCCGTACTGGCTGACCCGATCAAAGTCTTTGAGACCCTTGTTGCCATGCTCTGCCATACCGCCAAGGGTGCACTGAACCACGGCAAACCCTATCAGCGTGTGGCTGATGCCATGCACCTACTGCCCAATGGCACTGCCTCTGCCCGTTATAAATCGGTGACGCATGGCGGGGCATTCGTTCAGGCTTACCAACAAATCATCGACTCGCTCGGTGCTTATGTCCACGCTGAACTGTCCGCCTCCATCGGCAAAAAGCAAGGCACTCGCATGTTGAAATGCACGTGCCCCTCATGCGGATATACAGTCCGCCTCACTGCCAAGTGGGCTTACAAGCATGGCAATTTGAACTTGCCCGTCTGCCCCAATGAGGGCGACATTCTCGCTTTGATCTAAAAGAAACCAGTACCCTAGGAGAGAAAACATGGCCTCAATTAACACAATCAAAACCCTTTTGCCCATCGACAAATATGTCATCAATGGTGCAGTGATTGCCCTCAATGCCCCTGATGCTGTCCGCAACGACAAGGACAAAATGGTGCGTTTAAACTGGCTTGGTGACCTCATCGAGCAAGGTTTAGTCGACTTCAGCTACATCAGAAACTGCTCACCCGTGGCTGACAGCGCAGGGGGCACTGACACTGCCAAGCTTGATGCGACAGCGGTAGTTGCTAGTCGTGCCGAATCAGTGGCACTGGATGCCGTCAACAAGGCGACTGCGGTTGCCAACAGCGTGAATGCTGTGGTGCAACAAATCAGTGATCTGACTGCCGCCCTGCAAAAATCTACTGCCGCCTCAAAGTCAAACCTCGATGAAGACAAGATCAACGCAGAGGTTGCCAGTGCAATTGCCAAGGCGTTTAAACCCTTTGCGCAGTCGGTCAAAGATGCCAAGGCAGAGACCATCATTGCCAATGCTACCAAGGCCACGATCATTGACCGCAAGTCTGCCCTCGATGTGTTCGGCATTGATATCTGCAATGCCAAGGGTGACCCTCTCATGGTAGACATTTGGGACGCACAGGATGCCCCCTCCATCGATCCAAATTTTGTGTGGCATGGCGGGATCTTGAAGCACCTCCTGCTCTCTCAAAACACTGGTGAGAATGCTTGGTTCGGAGGCCAAAAGGGTACAGGCAAATCAGAGACTGCCCGTCAGTTTGCCGCCCGTACAGGCCGCTCATATACCCGTATCAACTTCCACAAGTACACCACTGCCGATGACTATGCGGGTGCTGTCGGTCTCGAGAATGGTGCGACAGTGTTTAAGAAAGGTGCTTTCCTCGAGGCGTTCACCTCACCCTCAACTGTCGTCCTGCTCGATGAAATCAGCATGGCTGATGCGGGTGAGTTGGCAACCCTGAACGGCTTCCTTGAGCCGAACAGCGCAGTCAATTACGGGGGATTTGTGCACCGCAGAGCGCAGGGTGTGTTGGTCTTTGCCGCTGACAACACCCTCACCAATGGTGACACGACAGGCCGATACGCCAAGACTCAAACCATGAACTCAGCACTGGCTGATCGCTTTGCCCGTGTGATCGAGTTCAAGTACTTGAGCAAGGATCAGGAAATTGAAGCCCTGACCCGCCACACTGGCTGTCACAAGATGTTGGCTGAACACGTAGTGAATGCCATCACTGCCGCCCGTGCCAAGGTTTCCACTGGGGACGTTATCGATGCCCCGTCTATTCGTTCTGCCCTTGCTTTCATTCGGGCACTGGACGT